TGATGATAAGCGTATTGCTAAAGTAATAGGTCCTAGATGTTTATTAGACGACGAAGAATATGCTAATGGTACAGAAAGGTGTGCTGGTGCAATATCTAAATTTCACATATTAAATGAATTTGATCAGTTTATAAACGTGCAAGGCGATATGCCCGACGTTACTACACAGATGATTGAACGTTGTGTAGAATGGTTACAGTATTATCCTATCAGTACAGTATGGACAGACATGCCTAAAGAAATGCAAAGCAATCCTGACTCAGTAAAAATGGTTAGAGCAGGTGATCAATGCTTGTGGTTTGGCAGAGGTATGACCGGCTACGGACATTGGCATTTGGGTATTTACGGATATAAAAGAAACCCGTTAGAATTTTATAGGACTATGGAAGTTACTCAAGAAGAAGAGATTGAGCAACTAGAACAGCTAAGATGGTTAAAAAGTGGTTGGCAAATTGGCTGTAGTAGTGTATACTTTAAAGGAGTAGAGATTAATTCACCGGAGGATGTAGACATATGGCACAAACAAAACTGCCAATAAAAGATATACTTGCAGCAATTGATATGAATGCAAAGTCTGTGTGGAAAGAACTTACAGACGAAGAACGCAAACAAGTTAGCTTTTGGTTACTTAATAGGTACGTAAGTGTAGTACAAGGGTCTCGCGAAGATCAAGAACTTGCTGTGTTTAAAACAAACGAATACTATAATAAACATTTTAATACTATTGGTGTTGGTAAAGAAAACGGACATCAAGAACTTATGTGGCAACTACTGTGTATGAGCGGAGCATGGAATAAAATAAAATTTCATCCGTACATAGGCTTTAAGAAAAAAGGTGCAAACAATAATGCCGCTATAAAACTTTTAGAAAAAATTTATCCTAATATGAAAAACAATGAGGTAGAATTACTTGCTGGAATATCTACAAAAAAAGAACTTAAACAACTCGCAGAAGATCATGACATCACAGTCAAACTCTAAACCATATGTATGCAAATATTGTAATACAGGATACACAAGAGAAAAAACTCTTGCAGTGCATATGTGTGAAAAGAAAAGACGTATATTACAAAAAGATGAAAAGCGTGTACGCTATGGGTTCTATGCATTTCAGAGGTTCTATGAAAAATCTATGATGTCAAAAAATACAAAAACATACGAAGAATTTTGTAGTAGTCAATATTACAACGCATTTGTAAAGTTTGGAAGTTTCTTAAATAATGTACAACCATTGTATCCAGAAAAATACATCGACTATGTTGTAACCAGCGGAGTTAAGTTAGACCATTGGTGCAAAGAAGAAATGTACGAGAAGTATGCAATTGAGCTTATTCAAAAAGAAGGAGTTGAAACTGCACTAGAACGTAGTGTTACAACTATGATGGAATGGGCTGAAGAACAACCAGATGCTCCATGGAATCATTATTTTTATCATGTAAGTTTAAATAGAGCAGTATGGCATATCAAAGATGGAAAGATATCTCCGTGGTTGTTGTTAAATTGTAAGAGTGGTAAAGAAATGTTAAGTAAATTTAATGATGAGCAACTTAATATGATATTTCATATAGTTAATCCAGCTCATTGGGCAATTAGATTTAAAAGACAAACTAAAGATGTAGAGCTTGTTAAAGAAATTGTTAAAGAAAGTAAATTATAAAATGAACGATATACAAATTATAGAAGAAGACGGTATTGAAATTATCGATAACTTTCTTCCTAAAGAAGAATTTGAAAAACTATATAGTAGTATTACACACGAACGATTTCCTTGGGTGATGGGACCAGTAGTAAGAGATGATACATCTTCTGTTCCAAAGAAGTACAATTGGCAGATGGCCCATTTGTTTTATCATTCTCCAGATGTTATAAGTCATGAAACAATGCCTATCTTAGGTGATGTGTATAGCAAACTAAACATTGGAGTTCTTATAAAAGCAAAAGCAAACTGTAACATTGTAACTAACGAAATAATTGAGCATGGGTTACACATTGACGTAGAACAAATTGCAAATATATGTACAACAGCTATATTATATTTAAATACTAATAACGGTTATACAGTGTTCGAAGACGGAACAAAAGTTGAAAGTATAGAAAATAGGCTTGTAAAATTTCCTGCTTCTATAAAACATTCAGGTACATCTTGTACAGACATTCATAATAGAATGGTAATAAATTTTAATTACATAGAACTGAAAGAAGAGTATGCCAGACATTGATATAGACTTTGCTGATAGAGATATTATATTATCACATGTAAAGCATCGTGTAGCAAAGTTAAACACAGGTAAGAAACACAACACAGGGGTGTATACAACTGAGATACCTCACAACCCTATAGACAACTTATCTACAATTGAACACAAGACCGCAGAAGAACGTGGATACTTTAAACTAGACTTCCTTAATGTAAGTATATACAAAGAAGTCAAAGACGAAACACATTTAAAAGAACTTATGGAAAAGGAACCATTATGGCAACTGTTGGAACACAAAGACTTCTCAGATCAAGTATTTCATCTAAACGGGCACAGCGAGCTATTAAAACAATTGAAGCCTACCTCGGTAGAACAATTAGCAGCAACACTAGCAATTATACGTCCAGCGAAAAGGCATTTAGCAGACAAAGACTGGACAACTATAATGAACGAAGTATGGATAAAGCCAACTGACGGCGAATACTATTTTAAAAAAGCCCATGCAGTATCCTATGCAGTTGCTTGCACAGTACATATGAATTTGATTTGTGAAGAGTTGTCTACTTAGGTTTACGAATCAGTTGAACGCTTTTACGTTTTACTCGTTTTACATGTAATGCATTTAAATTAACACACGGACCAATTGTAACTTTTACATCTTTACTGTTCATTGTCATAAGAGCAAACTGAAACTTGCTCATTTCTTTGTTTAAAAATATGTTTATAGGAATCATTCTATTTGATTCCCACCACCATACTTCTCCCATTTGTAGGAATAATTGCTTCTGTAAATCAGTTTTAAGCATTGTAAATATATACATGCTTGTTATGTACTGATCTTGATTGGCAATGATACCAACATATTCGTTGCCACCATATGTAACAACGCTTATAAACGGAAAGTCTTTTTCAATATCTTTTAATAACATAATTCTCGATAAATATTAATATGCAGCTAACACCTAGATATTTAGTCAATAACAAAATAACAATCCTAGCAAATGACGCAGGATTCATAACGGAGTATAGACCAGTGTACCAGAGACATATAAAAGTATATAAGGGCATAGACAATGTCCTACAATTTAAAGTATTAAATCATGATCAAAAACCTGTTGATATAACAGCCCAGACACCAAAATTTATTGTGTTCGATCAAAACAAACAAATGGTTATAGAAAAAGATTGTACTGTCACTGATGATGGATCTACAACTACAAGAGGAAATTGTAAAGTAACTGTAAGCGAAAATGAATTACTAAACTTAGATACACAATTTTTGAGTTATAACATTTATCTAGTAGATAGTAATAATGATAAAACATTAACTTATACTGATACACACTTTGGATCAGACGGTGTACTACATTTAGAAGATACAGCATTTCCTGGACCGTTAGCAAGTTATAGTCTAACTACATTTACACAAGACAATACAAAATGGTATAGTGAAAGTATAGGCGCACAACCGGCTATTAACGGTAATGAAGCATTACACTCAGCGGCTGTGTACACAGACAGTTATATAGGAGATGTAACAGTACAGGGCACACTTGAAAATCAAGTTACTGGATCAACAAATTGGGTTGACGTAACAACGTTAACTTTCACCGGAAGTGAAACGGAACCTAAGCCTGTTAATTTTAATGGAGTGTTTAGTCATTTACGTGTTAGTGCTTCTGCTAATCCAGCAGACAAAATAACCAAAATACTAGTAAGGAATTAACATGGAAACATTTATAACGGTATTGCTGTTGTCTTTAGCTTCTGCTTCTAACGCAGAATTTATAGAGAGAAGCAACCAACAAATAGCAGAAGGCTATCAATGGGCATATGTAGGCGAACAAGCACCAGATGGCAATCCTGCAATAACAATAAAGCCAGAACACGCTGACGAATTTATCTTATTTAAATTAACAAAATAACTTGACTTAGTAACCGTTTGACGCTATAATATTAGTATGAGTATTGTGGTAGAAACAGTTCTGACATATTTGCCATCTAAGCGTAAGACTACGCCTAGTGGATGGATCTCCTTCAATGCTCCATGCTGTCACCACAATGGGCACACTGCTGATAACAGAGGCCGTGGTGGCGTAATACAAAGTGATAACGGAATAAGTTATCATTGTTTCAATTGCGGATTTAAATGCAGTTGGCAACCAGGCAGATCTTTCTCACATAAGATGCGTAAAATGTTACAATGGTTAAACGCACCTGATGATATAATCAACAAGGTAGCATTTGATGTGATGAGAGAAAATGAAGGAGTTCAAGTCAAAGAGCGTATTGCAGAACTACCTACATTTAATACAGTACCATTGCCCGATGATGCTATAAAGATTACAGACATTACAAACTTTGACAAGTACAGTATGGCTGTTCTCGAATATATGGCTTCACGTAATCTTAACACAGATGATACCAATTACTATTGGTCACCTAGTTTAGGTTATCGTGATAGACTAATCATACCATTCTATTATGAAAATAGAGTTGTAGGCTGGACTGGGCGTAGTGTACTTCCAGATAAAAAACCTAAGTATCTAACGGAAGTACAGCCTGGATTTGTATATGGATTAGACGAACAAAGTTATAGTAAAGCATTCTGTATTATAGTTGAAGGACAATTGGATGCTATACATATTGACGGCTGTGCATTGGGTGGTAGTGAAATATCAGAGCAACAAGCTATGCTGTTAAATAGATTGCAAAAACAAATTATAGTATGTCCTGATAGAGATAGTTCCGGAAGCAAACTTGTTGAACGTGCAATTGAACTAGGATGGTCAGTGAGTATGCCTGATTGGGCAGACAATATTAATGACGTCGGTGATGCAGTAAATAAATACGGAAGACTATATACGCTGTATAGTATTGCAAACACAGCAGAAGATAGTCCTCTTAAAATAAGATTAAAGGCAAAGAAATGGTTTGGTTAAAAAAACTATGGGCAATATTAACTTGGCCCTATTATAAAATAAAAGAAGAAATTGCTTTTAAAAAGAAAATGAAAGAGCTAAGAAAAAAGGATCCTTTCATATACAAATGATTACTTGGGGAATAAGTGCAAATAGTCACGATGCTGCCTTAGCAGTATTTACGGACGATGGATTAGAATTTGCAAGTCATAGTGAACGCTTCAGCGGTATAAAGAATGATGCACACCTTAATGATAAAATAATTAACTATGCACAACAGTGGGGAGAACCAAATGAAGTTGTATGGTACGAAAGACCGTTTATTAAAAGTCTCAGACAACTTAAAGCAGGACAAGGATTCAAGTTTAGGGAAAACAATATTAATCATTATCTTCGATCTTATGGGATACATGCTCCTGTTCGTTTTGTTTCTCATCACTATTCCCATGCTGCTGCCGGTTATTATACTTCCCCTTTTAGTGAAGCCACTGTGTTATGTATTGACAGTATTGGTGAGTTTGAAACTCTTACCGTCTGGCAAGTAAAAGGAGATCAACTTAAAAAAATATATTCGCAGAAGTTCCCACACTCAATAGGATTGTGGTATAGTGCTATGACACAACGTATCGGTCTAAAACCAAACGAAGACGAATATATTCTAATGGGGATGGCAGCATATGGAGACAGTAGAATGTACCGTCATCAAATTATGCACGACTTTTTTGAAAGCACAACATTACCTATTAAATTTAAACACAATTTACATAGAGGGTGCAATTGGTGGAGAGCAGAATTAAATGACGATCATAATTTTAATATAGCAGCCGGTACACAATGGGTTTACGAAACTATACTTGACAATATCTTACAATGGTGTAAACAAAATACTAACAGCAAGAACTTAGTTATTATGGGAGGGTGTGCATTAAACTGTAGTGCTAACCATTTAGCCTATAAGTATTTTGATGACGTATGGATTATGCCAAACCCGGGTGATGCTGGATCGGCTATTGGTAGTGTACTAGCACACAAGAAAGAACATATGCCTATGGATCACGCATACCTAGGTTATAATATCGAAGGAGACTATCCAGTTGAAGAAGCAATCAGCGAACTTAAGAAAACGGGAATCGTGGGTGTTGCGAATGGTCGGGCGGAGTTTGGCCCTAGGGCTTTTGGCAATCGTAGCCTACTTGCTGATCCCCGTGGGACAAACATCAAGCGCAGAGTTAACAACATTAAACAAAGACAGAACTTCCGTCCATTTGCCCCCGCAGTGCTCAGCGAACATTACGATGCTAATTTTGAAGGACCTGCCAATAGTTATATGCAGTTTACCTCCCGTTGCAAAAATCCACACCTGTATCCTGCCATCGTCCACTTCGACGGTACCAGTAGAGTCCAAGTGGTACAAAAAGATGATAGCGGCATTAGAAGACTGTTAGAACGTTGGTACGAAGAAACTGGATGTCCAATGTTGTTAAATACTTCTTTAAATATAAAAGGAAAACCTATAGTAAATAACTTGACAGATGCACAAGAGTTTGCTATAATGTATGATATAAGAGTATTGACAAAGGCTAATAATGACTAGACAAAACACAGACTACGGATATGAAATACAAAAGGTATATCTAGAAATGATGCTATCAGATGCTGAGAGCTTTGTACGCTGTCAGGCTGTATTTGATCCGGGTAGTTTTGATAGACGCTTGCAAACAGCAGCAGAGTTTCTTGGCAGTTATGTTACAGAACACAATGCATTGCCCACACTTGATATAATCAATGCGGCAAGTAATCTACAGGGTGACAACAAACTAAAAGATGTAGGTGAACTACAAGAGAATCATTATGATTGGTTGCTTACAGAGTTTGAAACATTTAGTAAACACAAAGCACTAGAAGCGGCAATCCTAAAGAGTGCAGACCTATTAGAGTCGGGCGACTATGGTGCATGTGAAGACTTGGTCAAGAAGGCTGTACAGATTGGACTACAAAAAGATTTAGGTACAAACTACTTTGCTGATCCGAGAGCAAGACTAGAAGGCATCAAGAGTACAAACGGACAAGTAAGCACAGGTTGGAATGCCATTGACAAGAAACTGTTTGGTGGATTCAACAGAGGCGAACTGAATATCTTTGCAGGTGGCTCAGGTGCAGGTAAGAGTTTGTTCTTAGCAAACATTGGTGTTAACATGGCCGAGAAAGGTCTTAACGTGATCTACTTGACACTAGAGCTTAGTGAAGCATTGGTTAGTATGCGTGTTGATAGTATGGTAACAGGTATTCCAAGTCGTGATGTGTTTAAGAACATTGATGACGTTGAAATGAAAGTTAAGATGATTGGCAAGAAGAGTGGTAAGTTTCAAGTCAAGTATATGCCCTCAGGTAAGAACGCAAATGATGTACGTTCGTACATTAAAGAATATGAAATTAAAACAGGCACCAAGGTAGACGTACTACTGATAGACTACTTAGACTTGTTGATGCCAGCCAGCACAAAGGTAAGTGCAGAGAACTTGTTTATCAAAGACAAGTACGTAAGTGAAGAACTGCGTAACCTAGCAATGGAATTGAACACAGTATTTGTTACAGCGGCACAGTTGAACAGAGGTGCTGTAGAAGAAATTGAATTTGATCACTCGCACATATCAGGTGGACTTTCAAAGATACAAACAGCAG